ACACTTTAACGTTGTCGTCTACCCAGCAAATAACTAAAACGGCAGGTATAGCGGCTCAAAATGTAGCCAAATTATAGACCAGAGCCCACCGTCACAACATAATAGACATCAAATAATCTTACCCGAAATCCTTGATCCAAATGTGTTCAAATGCATCAGTCTGATTAGGATTTGACTCAATGCGGTGAATCCCTTCGTAAGCAGTAACCGCGTTAGCCATAAGTTCACCCCAAATAAACAAATCTGGGGCAATGGAATTCAAAAAATGATTAAGCATCCTCACAAACTTAGAACGACGCATGCGAGGACCTTTAACACGCTTTAAATACACCATCACTTCAGGCTTCCACGGATTGGAAAACAATGGTTTGACCACGTCAAAGTGGCCATAATCACAATAGGCGCCATACAGGTCATTGATGACCTGCCAATTGACTTCCTTCAAAGTGAATAAGCACTGCTCTACCATACGATAATTCATCCTAGCACGTTTAATCATACATAAGCCAACGTCTAAATCTTCATCACGAGACCTAGGACCGACAATGTCCACATCATCATGTTGAAGATCAAAAGGTCGATGAGGAATAAAAGAATCAGCATCCCGCCTCAAAATATCCACGTCAGACGACCTGACGACGTACGGACAAAAAGTACGTTTATCAACACTCGGTTTTTTAGAAACGCAAACTACGTGCTTGCAATACTTCAAAGCGGAAGCTGCGCAAGCGCCTGGATGTGAACCCAGATCAAGCATATTGTTAAACCTTATGTCGAAATACTTAATGGCGAACTCGAATCTGGCGGCATGAAATCCGTAACAACGTTTAGGCTGAGCGAAAGGAGATAAACGCCTGACAAGTTTCTTTGAATTCTTCCCAAGCGCATCGTTCACTCTAATAGCAACATCATCACAAAAATTGCTTGCAGAATCGAACATAAACGAATCAGCGTCAGCACCATTTGCATTCAAAGTTTTGAACATAATAGCCTTAGGCCAATTGACGAGCTGTACCTTGGGTATTGGAACCCCGTACAAATCTTCAATAAACCTCATGGACGGCACAGTCGGAAATTTCCTCGGAATTCGAGATGTATCAAACATTCTCCAAGGATGTTTCTTTCTAACCGTGTCCGAAATATCTACGTACAAAACACCATAATCAATCTTCAACTTCTCCAAAATTGTGTAGCACACATTGCGCACGTCTTCATTGAAAGGGTTATCCAACAAATGACCTAGCACACGTTCTACAGCAATAACAGGATCAGGAATATTCCTTCGTCTCGGATCCAACTCTTCTGGCATAAGTAATCTAGAATGAGTCTCAACAGCGTCACGAAAGACATAATAATTACCATCCCAGTACTTAATGTGTTTAGATAAATAATCAACGTCACCAATATAACGAGAAGAATGCACGTATTTAATCACCAAGCCAAACTTTGCATAGTGCGAAATTATATCTTCATCAGAAACATGATCTGGCACAAGTATAAAATTATCATCGCCATACAAAACGTGCTTCATACGTCCAAGATTTCTCATAATAACTCTAAACACTATCTCGTGCAATAAAGTATTATCATTAGCAGTAGCGGCCCAGCCGCTTTTCATGCCCTGAACAATGTAAAAAACATAGCCAAGAGGCATGACGACCGAACATCTAATCATCTTATCTAACAACGTGAGAAATCTCCAACGAAATCGCAAGGGAGCATTGACTTCTTCTAACAAACTGGTATAAAACCTTTCCAGACAAGCCAGCAAACGAGGATGTAACTTAGTATCCCATCCACTTACGTCAACAGAAACATAGCGGAAACCTTTAGGCGCAAAACCACGGTCAGCTTCCATATATGCAGCAAGCTTATTAGCACCGCAATTCATCCAAGAAAATCCAACACCGCACCATTCAAAGCAACGGTTCATGAACCTTGACCAGGGCTGAAGCAATACTAAAGCAACGAGGAGATACGCATAACCAGCATAAATGATCAAACGACCAGCATCATCGTCACCAACTTTTTGCATACGAGCGCGTCCGGTGGTATACCATTTATGGTCTGATACATAGCTAGAAAAAGCGTCATCATCGTGCATAAGCTCAGAAGCTACGTATTCGGCATCACTTTGGACATCACGCTTCTTCTTACCGGGCTGATAAGGATAACCAGCAGCTGAAGAATGATCGATCTGAATACTAGAAAAATCACATGTATCAACAAGTGACTTGACAGTGTCAGACATCGATGCGAACTCATTCACGTGCTGTTTAGCCTCAAACAGAATACTTCTGGCAACAAAATCCAGCTCTTCATCTGTAGCTTCAAAACGATAAGGTGTCGCGTATTTCTCCAAATGCGCTAACCGCAAAGGAAGAGTAGGATTAGTCCTTTTATATGTAGACATAGCAGTAGCCATCTGCCGTGGAAAATACTTATCATACATACGTTTCAAAAACAAATCCACAGGATGCAGCACACCGCCGGCATTAGGTAGCATGATGGTAGTTTTCGACCACAATAATTTAGTAGTGGCAAAAAATTCCGCATACACGCTGACAGCCTTCTTCTTCAGCATAACATAATCTGACATCTCAAAATCAAGCCCAAAAAGCCTGAGAACAGTCAGAAAATTCAAATAAGCCGAAAAAGATACATCGAAATCTTCCCTGGATCCATACCAACGAGCTTCTCTGTTAAGAATCCTGACATAATATTTAAGGATATACCAACAGATTATAACAACAAACGGATCAACGGTGTAACGAGGTCTTTTCACCGATTCCCCGGAATTTGCAAAGTCTTTCGAATTCATGATACTAAAAGGACAACGTTGTTCCAAA